AGCATATGTTAGGTAATTTAAAAAGAAGCACACCAATATTACCACCATATATTAAGGTAAATGTAGAAGTTACTAGCCCAGGCACAATAAATGGTGTACCAACAATTAAAAAGAATGAACAATATGTGTTAGCACCATCTGCCAAGAAGATAGGAACATATATTCGTAATCAATTATTTGGTAGTGATTTACTAACACAAACAGAAGGATTAAATATAAATTGGTTAATGCCAGCGTTAGGCGAAGCATTAGAGTTAAGTGTATATGAAGGTGAGAGTTTTATATACATACATAAATTTGAAAATGAGATTTATTTAGAATGTATTAAAAAATGTTTTATACACGATTTAGTACAAAGATATAACAAAATATATAGTTTAGATATAGTACAATGTTTTGATACAGATAAATATAATTATGAATTACATAGAAAAATTAAAATCAAAGATGGCAATAGTATTATAAATATGATAGTTTATAGAAAAGAAATAAAAGCTGAAAGATTTGATGAAGTAAGCATAGATATATTTAATAAAGAATTCAATACTGATTATGAAAGAGTATATAGTGTACCATATGAAGTTGTAATCAATATAGATATAGGGCAAGACTTTTTCAAAGATAGTATAAAATTCTTAAATGAAGAAGTAGAAATATACAACACAATGTGTGAAGAAGTACAAAAGACTAAAACAAGAATAGCAACAAGTCAACACTATCAAAGTGGAGATATATACCCACAATGGCAACCTAGTGCAAATATGTACGATGTAAAAAGTATTAGTGTAGGTGGTATTCAAGACTTCTTTACATTATTACCAGGAGATAGAGAACATCAAATATTCGAATTCTTACAAGGCAATTTAAGAGTAGATGATTATGTAAATGCGTTTAAATTCTGTGATTATCAAATTATACAAATGGCTAATTTAAGTCCAGCAACATTTGGTTATGAAAAAGACAATTACCAAAATGTAGCAAGTGTAGATTTATCAATGAATTTAACTGATATGACAATCGAAGCTATAAAGAAACAAATTGAGCCACAAGTAAATAAGTTAATTGAGAATGTAGTAAAATTACAAGAATTATTAAATATTGAAAATGATAAGAAAATACCAAGTGATTTAATTTGGGATTATGGTACAAATGAAAAGTTAACTGATAGTAATAAGATACAAACATTACAAGCAATTCAAAGAACAATGAGCATACCATATGAAACAAGAGCGAAGATAATTACACCAATCTTAAATAAATTAATAGATACTGATTTAACAGCAGAAGAATTAATCAATGGTAATGAAAAAGAAAGAGATAATATAAAGTTCGAATATGAAGAAATCTAGTTTAATAGAAACAAGTAAATTAATAGGTAGTGCAGTATATAATGTAAAAGCAAATTATGAAGAAAAGCAAAACCTAACTAAAATAAAATACTTTGATTATTTGAATAAAGGTAAATCAGTAGAAGATTTTAGTAAAGAAGTAAAAAAGATTTGGGGTAATATAGGCCACAAATTTATGAATAAGCAAATTGCAAAACTACAAGAAGCAATACATAGCAATAATGTAGCACAAGCAATAGACATTGGTAGAATATTAGGAATAGAGTATTATAAATCAACTGGTAAATGGGTTATAGATGATAAATACTTTAAATTAATACCAGAAAGTGAATTTAAGAAGATTGAAAACTTATTTCAAGAAAGAGTAATAAAAAGTTATAATAAATCAAATAAGATTATAGATAAAGTAGATAAAGACTATTATTTAGAAAAGAAAATTGATAGTTATGATGAAGAAGTAAACCAACTTATTGCATATTATGGCAAAGGTGGTGGAATTCAAAGACACGTTCAAGTAAGTAGTTATTTATCAATGTTACATAATGTAGATTTAACAAGAAGTGGCTGGAACCAAACAATGATTGACGCTGATAGATTAAATGCAGAATATTTTATAATTCCAGCACACCCATTTAGTTGTGAAGAATGCCAAATGTATCAAAATAGACCGTTAAGTAGATATGAAGTAGAAAGTATAATTGGTACAGAAGCAGAAGAACAAAGTGATGATATACTACATCCAAATTGCAAGTGTACTTTATCAATACTATGGGACAATTCACAAATTAAAAAAGATGATTTTACAATAATAGAAAAAGAAGAACAATACAAGATAAGACAACAAGTAAATAGTTATAGTCTTACAAAAGATAAACTAGAAACTGATAAGGTAATAGCAAATAAGTTAGGAAATCAAGAACAAGTAGATAAAATAAATAATAGAATAAATAAAATAGATAATAAAATAACCAAATTGGTTAATAGCATTCCAGCAAGTAATCCAAAGCAAAAACATGCTTTACAATTACAAGTGGAAGCAATTAATAGATAGACCAGTGCTTGAATGTCTATAAACTTTAAGTGTTTAAAATGCACTTCTAAATATGTCGACAATAGGAGGAAGAAAAAACATGGATATTAGTAAATATCTAACAAACAAAGATGTCCAATTATCTAATGATGATATAAACATCGAAAAATTGGAAAAAGATATTAGAAAGGGTTATGTATTAAGTGAAGAAGTTGAAAATGCAAGACAAGAAGCACTTAAAGAAAGCACTGCAACTTATACACAATTAGAAGATAAGTACAATAAACTTGAAAAGTCTTACAATGATATTGAAGCACGAAACACAACACTTACTAATGAATTATCTGGTACTAAATTACAAGTAGAGATAGTATCACAAGGATTTAAAAAGGAAAATGTAGCTGAAATTAGTGCATTAAGAAATAGTCTATTTAAAGATGAAGAAGATGACGCAAAAGCAATCGCAAGTATTAAAGAAAAATACAAAGCAACATATTTTCCAGAAGAAGAACAACCTAAAGTTGTAATTCCAAGTGAGCCAGGCTTTACTACTAATATAGAGCCAGAAAAGAAACCTAATATTACAAGAAACACAAGTATTAGGGACATGATTATTAAAAAATAAGAAAGAAAGAGGAACAAAATATGTACGAAGAAATTAATTTAGATTTACAAGCATTCGCTAAAAAAGTATATGATAGTATTTTATATCAATCAACATTCTACAATTTCTTAAATACTTCATATATTGGCGAATTAAGACAAACAGGCGCTCCAGTTATTGAAGTTGCTAAAACAAACGCATTAAATGTTAATGTTAGACAAACAAAAGAAATTCAAACAGGATTAACTCCATCATTAGTTGGTTATTCACACACAATGGTAGATTTAACTGAATTAAATATGGATTATTCTATTAGAGTACCATTAATGGTAGTAGGTAGTGATATTTCAAACGCTATTCAAGACGCAGCCGATTTACAAGATAGTGCAATCGCTAAACAAATTGATGTTTATGGTTATGGCAAATTAGCTTCTGCTTCAATAGATGAATTTGAATGGGCACCAGTTACTCAACAAGATTATATTGATAATTTAAACGCTTTAAGAGCAAAATTATTCAATAAAGATATTACTGGTGTATATAGAATTGGTTTAGGAGCAAACGAATACGCTAAATATGTATCTGCTTTAACATCAGTATTAAAATTCGAAACTTTACAAGGACGTGAAGGCGTAGATATGGGTACAATCGCAAGAGCATATGGTATTGACGCATTCGAAATCAATGACAATGTATTAAATGGTGTAGTTGGTTACTTCTTTAACCCAATCGCAGTAGTTGGAGATACATTCTTCTCTGCATTTGTACAACATAATTCACCACAAGGTTACCCTGGTTATTATGTACTTGAAGGTACACAATCATTTGGTGCCGCTGTTGTAAGACCAGAAGCAATCGTTAGATTAGTAGAAGAAGTATCTGCTTAATAGAAAGTAGGTGTAATAGCCTATGGAATTCTTTACAATAGAAGAATTTAAAAACAAATATAATATTCAATTAGATGATAAAAACAAATGGATTATAGGTGCTGCCAGTGAGATGATTTATTCACAAGTTGGTTTAAGATATAGAAATATTTGGACTACTGAAACAGCACCTAGTCCAATTAAAAATGCAAGTATGGAACAAGCACGTTTTATTTACGAATATCAAATACCATTTTTAGATAATCGTGGTAGTATCGAAGCGGGTAATATGAAAAGTGATTTAAAAACAGATTATAGCACACTAGCATTAAGAATATTAGCAAATGGGGGCTACTTATATAGAGGCAATATGTTACATCAAAATATGGGAATGGAGATACCATTTTAATGTTTAATGTTAATGGTATGCCTGCTTCATTAATTCAATACAATAGAAATAATGAAGAAAGTATATATGATGACCAAGACCAACAAACAATAGATATTGTAGTATGTCCTTATAATGTCGACCAAGCAGTAAGATTTGGTATTTATACAATTCCAGAAGCTACTGGTTATTTCATTATAAAGAATGATGTAGATGTCAAAGAAGGAGACCAAATAGTCTTTCATAATAAGACATATACAATATTACAAGTCAATGATAATTGGATTTGGAACAAGATTGCTAATATAAGCGTAGCAGTGAAATAATGGCTGTAGAGATTAATGTAATAACAATTAAAGATATACCAACAGAAGCAATCGCTAATTATATGGACACTTGTATGTTCGGTATAGCAAGAGCAACATTAGATTTTACTAATACTGGACAACATTTTCCATATTTAACTGGCGAATTAAATAGAGCAAGTATGGCAGAAGGTGTATTACAACAAAGTTATTGTGATTATGTTTTAGGGGCTGCTGGTTGTGATTATGCACCAAAAGTTTATGAATATAGTGAGAATACACATTGGACTAATCCTAACACATACGCACATTGGTATAATACTGAATTTGAAAAAGATAAAAATATCATAATTCAAAGTGCATTAAAACAAGCCGAAGGAGTGTTGAAGTAATATGAACGAAACAGATAACAAGAATAAAAATGCTGTATTAATTCAATATATTAAATCAATAATTAATGGCTATAAAGTCAAAGCTGAATATTCTACAAATGATGATGATAGTAATGTAATCGTAGTTCAACAAACAAGTGGTAAAAAAGTTATCTTTTATGATAATGATAATCCATTATTTAATTACTTTAATATATACATATTTGGCAAAAGTATAGAAAATGAATATGATACTGCTTTAAAATTAGGCGATTTAATTGGAAAACATGAGATAGTAGAATTTGAAACAGAAGATACTAACTCATATGAGCCACAATTATGGCAAATAATATTCAAACAATATACTAATCCAAGAACAATAGAATATTATAATGTAAGAAGAATAGCATATACAATGACATTTCAATGTATAGTTAATAGAATAAAATAATATAAGGAGGAATTAAAATGTATAATTACTTTATACCAAATAGAGAATTAATCAAAAACCTAGCAATTAATACAGGTACAACTGCTAATCCAGTTTATACAACTATTTGTACAACAAGTGAAGTTGGAATTGATACAGAATTAGAAAGTAAAGACTTCTATGTATTCTGCGACGCTTTACAAAGAAAATTAATTACTGGTGCAAGTGTAACACTAACTGGTACATTAAAATTAGATGTAAATAATACTGGAGATATTGCAATTTTAGATACCGTACACACATTAATAGCAGATGGTGAAATATCACAATTCAATGCAATAGGAATTCAATTTGAATTACTAACTGGACAAAATAATGGTGTATTAGAATATACTACATATCAAGCAACTGCTACTTTATCAGTAAGTGATTTAGGTGGGGCTGCCGAAGATGAAAGTGAATTCTCATTTGAAATGCAATTAATAGGTACTGCAACAGAAGTTGCGTCAGCATAATTCCTTAAAAGTAGGTAGGGTAAAACTTACCTACTTTATTTATTATGCAAAAAATATAATAGAAAGGAACGATTATAAATGAATGGAGCAGAAATTTTAGTACAATTTAAAGGCGATACTAAAAATCTAGACCAAGCGACTAAAAGTGCAAGTACAAGCACAAAAAACTTTGCTAGTTCATTAACAAAAGGCCTAGCAACTGCTGGTAAAGCCGCAGCCATTGGAATGGCAGCCACTGCAACAGCGGCCGTAGCTGTAGGTAAAGCGTGTTGGGACGGAGCGAATAGTGTAGCACAATATGGTGATGAAATTGATAAGACTAGTCAAAAAGTAGGTATGTCTGCAAAAGCATATCAACAATGGGACTATGTAATGCAAATATCAGGAACATCAATGCAAGATTGTACTGTTGGTCTTAAAACTATGACTAATAAAATTGATGACGCTTTAAATGGAAGTAAACAAGCAACAGAACAATTTTCTAGATTAGGTATTAGTGTAGATGATTTAAAAGGCAAATCAAGAGAAGATATATTTGGTATGGTTGTTAAGAGTTTACAAAATGTTGAAGATAGTACAACAAAGGCAGCCCTAGCAAATGATATGTTTGGTAAATCTGGTCAAAACTTAATACCATTATTTAATACTTCTAATGAAGATACACAAAAGTTAATGGAACAAACTGAAAAGTATGGAATGGTAATGAGTGATGACGCTGTAAAAAGTAGTGCCGCATTCCAAGATAGTTTAACAAAATTAAGAAAAACAACTGGTGGTTTAAAGAATAAATTGGTTGGTAGTCTATTACCTGGATTAACTGATGTAATGGACGGCTTTAGTGATTTAGCCACTGGGGTAGAAGGTGCAGATACTAAAATACAAACAGGTATTAGTAAAGTTATAGATAATATTACTACTATTATACCAAAAGTTGTTGAAGGCTTAATGTCTGCTATGCCGACTTTAATTGAAGCAGCAGGTAAAATATTAATGTCTTTAGTACAAGGTGTTATTCAAGCATTGCCACAAATTATACCAGCGGCTATGGAAGTAATGAAAACTTTTATACAAGGTTTATTACAATACTTGCCACAATTATTAGAAGCAGCTATGGAGATAATACTTGAATTAGCAACAGGTATAGCAGAAGCAACACCACAAATTATTCCAGAAGTTGTTAATATAATCATAACTCTAGTAGAAACTTTAATTGATAACATAGATTTATTATTAGATGCCGCAATACAATTAATTATAGGATTAACTGAAGGTATATTAAATTCATTACCAATATTAATTGAGAAAGCACCAGAGATTATTTGGAAATTAACACTTGCTTTAATTAAGGCAGTACCTAAATTATTAAAGGCTGCTGTTGAGATAATCGCAACTTTGGTAACTGGTCTAGCAGATAATTTATTCAAATTAATTAATTGGTGTTTAGAATTACCAGGCAAAATAGTACAAGCAATTAGAGATGGAATACAACAAATTAAAAATGTTGGTGGAGAATGTATGAGTGGTCTAGTAGATGGCTTAAAAGATAAATGGGAAAAACTTAAAGGTGGCGTACAAAATCTAGGTAATGGTATTGTAAATAAATTTAAGTCCATATTTGGCATTCATTCACCATCAAAAGAATTTGCATTTATTGGTAAAATGAATATGGAAGGTCTAAATAAAGGAATGGAAGATATGCAACCAGAGATACAAAAGACTATTGACGGGGCATTCAATTTAAACCCATCATTGACTAATAATGCAAGTACACATTATAGTCCAACATTAAATGTAGTTGTCAATAATGATATGGCATTCGACCCATTAGGACAATTAGTAAGTAATATAAAAACATTTAGTGGTGGTGCTAAAAACGATTATAATTACGGAGTAGGTAGATAATATGAAAATGTATATAGATGGCACAGAAGTATTGTGTGATAAAAATATAACTATTACAGAAGAGATGTTATCTACTTCTTCTGTAATTCTTAATAATGTATTTCCAAAAGAGTGGGACAACAATAAAGATTATGTAAGTAATTTCTATTTTCCAAAAGATTATAGTAAATTTACAATGTATGATGAAGAAAATAATTTAATCTTCGCTGGTGTAGTAAAAAATACAGGTAATATAACATTAAATCCAAGAGCACCACATTATGCTACATTACAAGTGTTAGATTTTAAAACATTTTTAAGTGAAGGTGAAACATTAGATTTTGTAATAAGTAATAAGACTATTTTAGAAGCTATTAATATGGTAATAAGTGAAATACAAGAATATGGCTTTAGATTAGGTGAAGTAAATATTTTAAATAGTACAGATGTTATTGGTGCATATAATACACAAAATCAAACTGCATATGATGTATTCCAATATTTAAGTGAAATATCACAAAGTAAATGGTACACAAGAGTACAAGATGAAAATACAATATTAATTGATTTTTATGACCCTACATTAATGCCAACAGGTCAAGATATAGAATATACACAAGAATTCTTTGAAAATAATAAAATATTAGATATTCAATACACATATTCAACAAACGATTATAGAAATAAACAAGTAATGTTAAGTAATGATGTTTATGGAAGTATAGATGAAACTGAAACATTATTATCAACTGGCTATAGTTTAGAATATGTATTAACACAAAATATAGCAAATATAAGCAGTATTACACAAAATGGCATAAATAAAACATATGCAAGTATGGAAGAAAAAGAAGAAGGTATAATAGCAGACTTTTATTTTGAAGTAGGTAAGAATATTATTGAAAGTGATGAGCAAATACCAGTAGGACAAACAATAGTAATTACATATACACCAATAGTAAAAGGTAGACAAGTAATATATAACATGGGTGAAGTCCAAAGAGTAGCAAATCAAACTGGAAGAAAAGGCGTAATTGCTAGATATGAAACAAGAAATGATGTATTAAGCAGTAATGAATTACAAGCAGTAGGAGAAAGTTATTTAAAATATAAAGGCACAAGTGAAATAATCTTAACAATACAAACACAAAATAGTGGATTATGGAACATAGGTGAAGTAGTAGAATGGAATGACGCACCATTAGAAGAATTAAATAAAACATATATGGTAAAGAAAAAGACTATACAAAGAATATATGCAAAAGATTTAATAACAATGTTTTATACATATGAATTAACTAGTTCATTCAATAGTGAAAGTGCAATAAATTATTTTGATAATCAAAGAAGAAAAGCAACTGGAAATATAGAAGAAGGCAAATTTATAGATAGAAACTTTGATATAGAAAACACTGCTAATATAATATTTAACGATTTTGAAAAAATAGATGAAATAGAATACACAAATTTATTAGATTGTGTATTAGATAGTCCATTCTATTTATAGGAGGTATATTATGACACAAGATTATAAAAATTTATTATTAGATTATTTAACTAACAATTTAGTAGAAGAAATGCCATTAAATAATATACCAGAATTTACGCCTACTATTAACGAAGAAAGTGATTTATATAGAACATTAAGTGATGAATTTACTTATGGATTTAAAGAACGTGGTGTAGTTAAGTGTAAAGATAGTAATAATAATTATAATGGTAAAACAATCGTATATGGCTTTTATTATTTATCTTCTACACAAACAACAACTAATTCTAGGGGGTTTATATTACTATTAGATGAAGAATATAATATGTTAGATTTAATAACTGAATTCTCTAGTGGCACAAAATTAGGCTATATTTATGTACTTAACGTAGATGAAACTGGACAATTATATGGAATAGATATGGCATATAATGATAATAACAAAGGTAGATTTATAATGCTTAATAATGTAAGCATTAAAAGCGAAAGTGCAGAACATTACCAAGTAAAATTAAAAAAAAGTTATTTTCTACAAGGTAGCGTATCAACTGGCTTGCCACTAATTAATAATATATTTAAAGACCCAAATTCATCTTCTTATTTTATATATTCTTTAGGTATGCGTGGAACATTATTAAAAATAAGAGTTGGTGCAGAAAATGAATGGATTGATTATACTGAAAATACAAACTTTTCATCATCTATTGTTGCGAGTGTAAATGCTTTTTGGGACAATAATAATAATTTAACGGTATGTATTTTAAGAAAATCAACATTGACAGACAATAGTATAGTTATTCAATTTGGTATTAGTGATAGTAATAATGTTATTCAATATACTAATAAAGGCGAATTCAAAGCAACATTTTACCCTACAATCAGTTCTTCAAAAGTATATTTATTAGAAGATAATATAGGTAATGCTTCAACAAAACGTTTAAGAACAACAAGTGGTTATATAGTAAGCCCTACAAAATTTTATATGACAACTGGTGCATTTATTGAAGGCACAGGAACATTAGTGCCAGATAAATTAATACCAAGTACAATAGAATATGATAATGGAACAATAACTAATATGGGTTTGGATTTAAACTATGCAACAGCAGAAGCTAGTGAAGATTATGTAGTAATGTTTAGTGAAACACTTTTAATTAATAATTCATTATTTGTAATCAATTACATAAATGAAGATAATACAATAAATTACCCAAAATATGATATAACCGTAAATTTTATTTTAGATGAATATAACTATGCAAGAAAATTTATAACAAATGTATTATATAGTGATTTACTAGAATTCAATGTTATAGATATAACTAATATGTATAACTTATTTAAAATAAATGCAGTAGTAAATTCATTTGACGCTGGTACTTCATTATTATTTAATACAAATATAATATATAATTCAAATAACTTTAATGGTTCAGAATATAGTAATACAAACGCAATCGACCCAAAACAAATATGGCTATATGATGAAAATGGTAATATTATATTTGCAAGAAATTTATATAATAAAACTTTATATAATAATGTAATGGAAGCAACATTAGAAGTACCTAATACTATGTTGAATGATACTACAATATCTACACAAAAATTAATAAGTGAAACAAATTATATAATGAATGAAAATGAAGGAGATATAACAAAAAATATATATGAAACATTATATATAAACTTCTTTAATACAATATTAATGCAAAATAGAAATACAATAAATTATATAGATAATATCGTAGGCTCAACTAGATTAAATAGAAGTATAAGTGATACAAATGATTATGATGAAGCAAAAATAACAAAATTTAGAGTAAACTATCAAAATGGAACAAGTTATATAGGAAATATAACAAGTAGCACAATAACAAATGGAATTGCTGATATACAATTTCAATTAACACCAATTAGTGATATACTTAATATAGAGATTATAAGCAACGATGAAAACACAACATATCAAACAATTAGAGAATTTACTAATTATGAAATAGGAAAGACTTATGTATTATCACAAAAGTGTCATGTAGAATAGGAGGAATGATATATGGCAATACAACAAATTCAATATGATGATAAAGAAGCAATAAATATAGATAGTGCAGTGCCAGATAAAAATAAATGCAAAGCTGATGATTTAAACGAAATAAAAAGTGTAGTAAATAATAATTCATACGAAACACCAAAAGTAAGTTCACAAGTAGATACTGATTATAAAGTAAATGTACTAACTACTAAAAACTTATTTAATAAAGATAATGCAAATATATTAAATGCTTATTTTGATAATAATGTACCAATTACAAGTGATAATGGAACAAGAGTAATTTACATACCTTGTAAAGAAAATACAACTTATACAATTTCGAAAGCTCAATCAAATAGATTTAGAGTAGGTTATACAACTGAATTACCTACAACAAATACAAGTGTATCAGGTGTTATTTCCAATAATTCTGCTACATCAATAAAAATAACAACAGGAAATAATGCAACATACATAGTAGCATTTGTATGGATTAATAGTGATACATTAACATTAAATCAAGTATTAGATAGTATACAAATAGAAGAAGGCTCTACTGCTACAACCTATGAAGCATTTATACCAAATACAATAAATGTAAATAATGAAAAATATACTGATACAATAAATGTAGGTACATCTATTAATGATAAGAATAGGGTAAATATATTATATAGTAAAAATCTATTTGATAAAGAAACAACACCTATATTTAATGGCTATATAAATGATGATGGCTCAATAACAGCAAATGCTAGTAATAGAATATTGTATATACCAATAGAAGATAATAAAACATATACAATACAAAAAGAAGTTGGTAATTCACCTAGATTTAGAATTAGTTTAACAGATGATGTGCCAGCAAACAATTTAAGTGGTTATAGTTTTGTAAAAGATGATAATGCAAATACTTTATCAATCACAAATACAACTCATAAATATTTGTGCGTATGGTATTGGACAAGTGCTAGTACAACAACTGAAACAGAAATAAAAGGAAGTATAATTATACAAGAAGGAAACACAATTATAACACCTTCTATTAATGTAGATGGAGAAGAAATATATAATGCTGGTAAAGATATAATAACTGCTGGTTTTAGTAGTGATTATGTACTTGCAACAACTAATACTTATGTAGATGTTCCATTAAATACTACTTATTCCCAAATAGGAACAAATTTTGAAATAAATAATGGTGAAATAATATGTAAAAAAGATGGGTATATAAAAGTAAGTTGCCATTTTAATTATTTATATATTGCTGGTACAGGAAGTAAATGGATAACAATTAGTCTTTATCATACTTATTATAACTCATTTATAACTATAAATATAACTGGAACACAAAATGAAAGAGCAGATATAAGTGGAACTGATAGACTAGTTTATGTATATGCTGGTGATAAATTAAAAATACAAAATTATGGAACACAAAACGATACATTGAGAGCGGCATACTCTTACATGACTTGTGAATATGTATAAAAGGGTACATTATGGAAAATATAACAATAGGAATGATAAGGAATTTCGTTATTAATTTATCAGCATTTTTAGTAGCTGGTGGAACTATTGGTGCATTTGCTATTAAATTTGGAAAAAGCATTTTAAATAAAGAACTAATAAAACCATTTAATGATAGAATAGATAATTTAGAAAAATCAAGAGTAAAACAACACGAAGATACAATTAATAGAATAAACAATGTACAATTATATAGTGATAAAAATTTCCTAGTTAGATTTTTAGCAGATATAGAACAAGGTAATAAAGTAGATGAAGTAGAAAAAGAAAGATTTTATGAAGTATATAAAGATTATAGAGAACTAGGTGGTAATTCTTATATACAACATAAAGTAGAAAAACTACAAAAGGAAGGTAAACTATGAAAGAAATTATAGAAAATATTGCAAAATTAATAGATTTAAAAAGCATAATTACATTAATAGTAGTAATATCATATACTGCTATGGTATTTATGGGATTAGTCGAAGCAGACTATAAGGACTTGGTAATAATGATATTAACTTATTATTTTGCTAAAAAAACTGATGAATTAAAAAAGTAGGAGGAAATATGGGTAAATATTTAGGTGCTTTAAAAGTACCAGTATTAGAACATAATGATAATTTTATGGAAAGTCCATTTGGAACTAGAACATATAAAGGAAAAAAAGAACAACATAATGGTATTGATTTACATACAGGTAAATCTAATAAAGATAATACAAAAGACAATGTTATTGCAATCGAAAGTGGTAGAGTTGTAAAAGTATCTTTTTCTAAAACTAGGGGTAATTATGTAGAAATAAAACACAATGCAAATTACACTACTAGATACTTACATATGGCAAATAATAGTATTAAAGTAAAAGCAAATCAAAATGTACTAAAAGGTGCTGTATTAGGAATTGATGGAATGACTGGTAGTGCAGATAGCGTACACGTTCATTTAGCAGTAATAAAAAATGGTAATTATGTAGACCCATTACCATACTTAACAGGTGAACAACAAATAAACCCTATACTAGAAAAGAATGTACCATATAAAATGTTAAAGAAAAAATTTAAAAGATATGGTGCTTGTGTAGGCAATAATAAAGTACCATATAAAGTATTAAGTGCAACTGATAAAGATAAATGTAATAATGTAGGTGGCTATGCTAGAACTAAAATAGGTGCAATATATACATTCTATGATTTTATATTAGATAGTAAAGGCAATTGGTGGGGTTGCACTACTAAACCAACAAGTAAACAACCTAAAAAGCATTATATATGTGTATATGATAACACTGGTTATCAAGTAGAAAAAGTAGAGGTATAATGTGGAATACGATTATTACAAAGTGTACTTTGGTACTGATAGCACTGGTTATGATAATCCTATATATTGTGATAGTTTAGAACAAGTACAACATGAATTAGACAATGGAAGCTTATATGATAAATATTTAGTAATAGGGCATATAAAATCACAAAATGAAGATGTAATCATCTGTGCTGGAAGATTAGATTTGAATAGAACACGAAATAGGAAAGGAAGATAAATTCCTCTATATTACAATTCGTGTTTTAGATATAGACTAGATTAATTCTAGTCTTTTTTTTGTGTAAAATTGAAAAAAATTGCAAAAAACTATTGATTTTATATTATTATAATATTATAATATAAGTGTAATATAAAGAAAGAAGGAATAAAATATGTACAATGAAGCAGATAGTTATTGCGAAAGACAAATGAATGATAGAAAGGAACAAGAAAAACAAGTAAGAGAAAAATTACTTGAAATCTATGAGAATAGTGATGAAGATATTAAATTAATAATATCAATGTTAATTCAAACTGAATATGAACTTGCTATACAAAAAGATAATTATATATGCAGAGAAATTAATATTAAAGCAAGAGAAAATAATGAAACACCAAATTATAGTAAAGCACATAATTTAGATGAATATGTAAAAGAAAATAAAGAATTGATAGAAAAGGTGTGGTAAAACACACCTTGAAAATAATAGAAAGGAATGAATAAGATGAAGTTAAAGAAATGGTTAGAAATCATACTAATAGCATTATTAATTATACTAACATTTAAGATGTTTATGGTAGATGAAATAATAGGTTGCTTAATTTTTATAGTAAACTTAATAATTTTTATCATATTAGACTACTATGGTACTCTAATAAACGAATTAAGCACTAAATTAAGTTATTTTATGAATGAAGAATAGAATTATACTAGAAAGAATAAAAAGTGCTAAAAACACACTAAAAACGAATAGGAGAATATATATGAATAATGATAAAAGAATACTAGAAATATTAAAATTAGACTTAAAAAGGTGGATTGAAGAAACACCTAAAGATAAAAAAATTAATGAAAAGCAATTATATAAAGAATTATTAGACCAAATAGAATATTTAGAATATACATATAAAGGAGAAACAAAAAATGAAGATTAATTACACATTAGAATACAATTCTACTAATAAGACATGGGTTGTATGGAAGAATTTAGAAAGTGAACATTCATATAACTTCTATAAAGTATATGAAGGTAGCAAAAAAGAATGTCAAGAAAGATTAAAGGAGATTAAAAATGGCGAAGCTAGTAAAACAAAAATTCACTAATGCAAAAGGTGAACGTAAGGTTTATTCTTACTTAATACCTGTTAGTAAAGTACAGATAGAAGCAAGTAAGATTAATCCAGATAAAGAGATAAATATAAAAATAGAAAATGGTAAATTAGTTATATCTAATTAAAATAAAAAGAGGTAGTTAAGAGATTATGGAAAAAGACACACAAAAATTAAAATTTATAATAGAGTATATATATGAAGATATAAAAGATAAAATGCAAATAAATACAACATCACATTTAAGATTTTATCTAGAACAAAAGAATATAGATTTAACAAATGAAGAAATTAGAAAATTGTATATAAGAATAACAAATTATAGAATACAAAAATATGGTAATAGTGTAATATTCAAAGAATGCCCGAGGCAAAGAGAATATACAAAATATGATGATTATTTAAAACACAGAGAGGAGAGAGAAAATGACTATATTTAATGTTATATTAGTAACAATTATATTCTTATTAGTTAGTTTATTAATAGCAACACCAATAGCATTATTATTGATATGGCTATTAAATAGTGAAGATGAAGAAGAATATAAAGATGTAATAAGATATAAAAAAGGAGATAGAAAATGAAAAATAATGATGAAAAGAAAGAATTACAAGAACTAATAGAAGATACAATAGTGTACGCTGTTGCTGGTGTATTATCTATAATGTTAATGCTTACTTTAATTGTAGGTGTAGTAAAATTATGTATCTGGATTTGGAGCGTATAATATGACAACAGATGAACAAAGATTAAAAGAAATAAAACATAAAAAATATGAATTAACAATAGCAATAAGAGATATGAAAAAAGAGCTTATTAGATTATCAAGTGAAGAAGCTATGATTAATGGTTGTCATAGAATAATAAAAGCAAAACAAAAATATAAACATAATAGTAAAAGGAAGATAAGATAATGAGTGAATTTATGGAAAACCATATTAATGATTTAGAATTACAAATAGCACAATTAGAAACAGCGGTTAGATGTTATGTAGTAGATATTGATATACAAAAACAAAAAAATAAAGAACTACAACAAATAATAGATAAAGCAATAGAATATATAGAAAAAAATAAACATTTGAATTGGTATGTTGAAAGTTGTTATATAAGTGATTTATTAAAATTATTAAAAGGAGAAGAATAAAAATGAATGAAGAAAATGAAAGAATATGCGTTGAACTAAATGAAAAAGACGTTCAAGAAATGGTTGATTGTTATGAAAAAGATATTAAGTATATAAAACAATTAGAATATAGAATAGATAAAGCAATAGAATATATAAATAACTATATGCCAAATTATGATTTTGACCATTATAATTTAGAAAAACTATTAAATATATTAAAAGGTGAAAACAATGAAGATTAATATATTAGGAACTAATTATAAGTTAAAGGAAAATTGTAATGTTAGTGATTATAGTGGATTGATAGAAAATGAAGCATATACTGATTTTACTACAAAAGAAATTATAATAGGAGATTATGACACTGAAGATACTAATTCAATCAAAAATCTAAAATATCATATTAGAAAAGTAAAAAGACACGAAATAATACACTCATTGTTATATGAAAGTGGATTAGATAGTAATACAGATTGGGCAACTAATGAAGAAATAATAGATTGGATTGCTATACAATATCCTAAAATGAAAGAAATATTTTCAAAATTAAATATAGAAAGTTAAGAAGCAAAGATAATGAGTTTAAAAAAAGCAATTAAATATGGAAAAGAACATAGAAAAGATTATAGAGGTGCAAAAAGTGTTGACCCTTCTTGTAGAAATCATAATGGTTGTGACTGGTGTAAAGGAAATAGAACTTATCAAAGTGTTAAACAAAAACAAAAGACTGACGAAATGTTAAAAGAGATGGAGATGGGAGATAATGATAGTAAATAGCAAAAATAAAAAGCAATATGAAATAGAACTACCTAATGGAAAAATAATAAAAGGTGTATGGTTTATTGGTAAACAACTAGAAGTTATCTTAAAAGCATATAATATACCATATAAGATAATTGATAGAAAGAAGGATAGTAATGAGAATAATAGAAAATCACGATAAAAAATATGAAAAATTAAAAATTGTGATAGAAAAAATCAAGTACATTGAAGATAATTTTAATTTAATTCTCAGTTTCGATAGAAGATGGGCAAATCATTATAAAATAGTAATGAATGATAAAGAATACACATTTAATACTTATGATAGTGTAATCTCAGCACTAGATATTATAATAGATATGAAAGGTTTATCGGAAAAATGAAAATAGTAAAAGTAAATTTAAATGAAGAAAGAAAGAAGATAGTAAATAATATTACAATTATACCAATAGCGGATGTGCATATAGGAGATAAAGGAAGTAATATAAAACTATTTGAAGAAACATTAAAAAGAATAAAAGATGAACCAGATACATATACTATCATAAATGGAG